ACAAGTATGGAATGGGAGTGCTTGGACAGACCCTAATAAAGTTTTAGTAGATAAAAAAAGACGGAGCGAATATCCAAATCTGCAAGATCAGCTCGATACAATTTATTGGGATCAAAAAAATGGCACACAAAATTGGGTTGCGATCATTGACAAGGTTAAATCGGATAACCCTAAGTGACAACTATCCCATGGTACGCATATTTATTAATTCTTTTTCTGCCATTGTTAATAAATACAATAATCGGTATTTATATCCAACTTTACTTAAAGCGCATAAACAGGCAAGAAAAAAACCCCCCGTGGACGTACAAAAAAAGTCTAATTAATGCAGTAATTATTGGTGCGCCCATGGGTGCGCTAACACAAATTCTTCTTCAAGAGGCTTTAACACCTTACGTTTACATGACAGAAGAAAGTGCTTGGAGACTAGTAATTTTTGCTGCTGTATTTTCTCCTTGGCTTATTATGTTTGGTTATTCGGCAGCACTTTGGTATGCACGAAATAAATATCCTGTGTTATACGAGTGGCTACGGATTCGGCATGTGCCTGTCGATGACGATGATTACTGGAACGATGATTCGGGGGAATACACGATCAAGAATTTTCGTGATGAAAAATAATGTTACCTGAAAAATCAAATCAAATCGTAGAAGCTGTAATTTATAGCTCTTGTGGAGTCGGTTGTGTTTTAGCTTGGTTGGACGTACATGGGGCAGGAATTTTAGTAATTGTTGCGGTCATCACAGCAATATTTAATATTTACTACAAGGTAAAACACTACAAACTAGAACAGGCAAAATTCAGAAAGTTATTCTCTCCAGAAAAAAAGGATTTATAATCCACCTACCAACAAAATAGCACACCCAATTACAACTACCATAACTATAGTAAAAATAACTACATTAGCTATAATCAATGGTATCTCTTCAATTATTCTATATTTTTTTGTCCTTTTCATTCGTGTATAACAGACCTTTCCTTGTATGCTTCATCAGGTAACGGCTGATTATCTGCTAGTTTGCATAGGCGTTTAGTAAAATTATCTAAATCAGAAAAAAATATTTTTCCGTTCACATTACCAAACCATCTTTGATCATCTATTTTAAATAATATAGTTCTAAATTCTTTTGTTTTAATTTCAATTCTAGTAGTTTCTTTCGGTATAGGGTGGTAATCATCATTATAACCGAAATAACCTGTCATAAATATAATACATAAAGAATCAAGCATCCTCTCCAATAACCTTTAGATCAGGTTTCCTAGTAGTATATTCATTTAATAACCTTTCAATTTTTGAAGCTAATATAGTAGCATCTATATTGGTATTTCCAAACACATGGCAACATTCATGCCCACCATCAAAAAATTCTTCTGCACTTTTAGCTTTTTGTGCGTTAGGGAATCTCATTATCGGACACATGTATATATTATATTCTTTGTTTTCTATTGTTATTTTTTTAGTTTGAGTTTCATCTCGCAATGCACAAAATTCATGATTAATTTCTTCTGCGTTCATTTGATACTCCTATTTAGGATTTTTTATGTGCCACGCTTTGGTAGCTAAATCAAATAATTCTTTACCTCTTTCTAATTCTTTTTCATTGTGAATATGAAAATCTATTAAAGGTTTTCCTTTTTCAAGACAGACAAAAACATTCGCACATCTTGCGAATGAATTTAAACCATCCCTGTAAGCAGACAGTTGCATACTGTGATCGTCATAAGCCATTTTATTTGGCTTGAACTTATCAGCAGTTTGCTTGGTCTTATAGTCTATAATCCAATCATCGTTATGCAAATCTACCTGACCACCAAATAATTCTGAGGAAAAATTTGTTTCAGCTTTAAAGTTCTTTGAACCTGTTTCATTCAATATTGTCTCATAGACTTTTTGACAAAGTGTATAATCTTCATCATCTTTCATATTACCTGAAACAAAATCTTCCATTAGTTTATGAAAATCAGTACCTGCCGATGGTGCGAGGTCTAACTCAATAGCAGTTAATCTTTTTATTTCCTTGCGATATTCTTCAATAGTAAGATTTTCTTTATCTAAGTCGTATGCCTGATTTAAGTGTTGGTCTATTCTCCAATTATTCAATCCACTCTTATCATAAATATTTAAAATTGTGGTAACGGACGGAACGCAAAACGTCCCGTCTTTCCACAATTTTCTGACATCTCTGATAGTTACAGGTCGTAATCCCTCTTTAGTGGTCATAGGGACATAATGAAAAGGTTCGCCTTTTTCTTTATAAAAATGCATTAGAATGGTAAATCATCATCTGTTTCTGGAGTTATCGGTTTCTTACTGCCTTTATATTTATCAACTTCTTCTTTAGATTGAAATTTAAAATTGAAATAAGTCTTACCAGTATTTTGGGATTTATTGATCCAAGCTGATATTTGGTAAACTTCCCCATTAATCTTACAACCACCATTATAATCTGGTTGTGTTTCTTTCTCTTTTTTTTCATTTTTAAAAAGATTTCCACTCATATCTTTATGTTCGTAATCTGACATATTATTTCTCCTGAAAGTTTCCTAATTCATCCTCAGAATACACAAAACCATGTATTCCAATTAACTTCAAAATTGCCCTATCTATTGCTCTCTTTTCAGCCATAGCGTAAGGATAAGAATTTCTATTATTCTTTGGACTTGCTTCTCCGTAGGTAATAACCTTTTGATCATTAAGATGGGCGTAGCATTTAATCGCAACAACACCTTGTGCTGAATTTGACTCAGCTTCCACTAAATCATCAATTACCACGTTTTTTTTCGCACCGATAATTTCGATGTATCGATGATACATTACCCAAGTGTTATGGCAATCCCACAGTGCATCTTTCGGTTCAATATTTAATTCTTGTAGGGCATTTTTTACAATGGGGTCAAGTTCGCTCATTTGAAATTCTCCTGTAAAAATTCAAACCACTTTTGGAGTGATTTATTTTGCATTTCTTCGTCCTGCGCTTCCCACCAATGTCTATCTGTTTCATCACAGTGTTGTTGATAGTGAGCATCATTATCTAAAAATTTTATTTCTTCTTCAGTCAAAATCTCTATCTCCTTTCCATCCATCGGGGTCAATACATATATTAAATCTACCATGTTCCTCGCAGTAAGCATCTAAGCAATCTGAACATAGCCATTGGCAAGTTTCTTTTGTTAGGCTTAATGACTCTGTTTCTTCTGAACAACTATCACACTTGCTCATTATTTTTCTCCAATTCTTTCAAATTATCTTCAGAAATTTTAATTTGCTTTTGTATTTCAGTCTGTGCAATAGCTATATGTTCTTGCATTTTTTTAGCTATCCTGCCAATTTTTTCCCAATTTTTTACTGTTTTGATATCCATGTTTGCAATATAGGGCGAATAAAATAATATGTCAACACTTATTGCAATATATTTCTAGGTGCTATATTATCGAAAAATGAACTTATTAGAAGAAACACAGAATTTGGTAAAACCGCTTAATTTTAAGGAATCAGAGGAGTTATGCTCTGAGATAGGTGTTTCTTTACGTTGGCTCTATAAATTCCGTTCTCAGGAGATTAAAGAGCCTAGCGTAGTGAAATGCCAACGAATCTATGATAAATTATCAAAATAATTGCTGTCGCTGTTCTCATAATGCAGTCTCCTACTCCCCACTAGGGTGTAAGATAGCAATTAAGGGGGTTTAGCATTAGCTATTCCCCCTAACTTTTATGAGTGGGAGAAGTCTCGGGGCGAAGTTTGACGGGACTTTAAACAGGTCAAATAGTGGCAATGAACTCAGCATGGGGTTGTTGTCGGCTCTTCAAATCTCTTTTTTAATGGGGGGTTTGGGGGGCTGTGACTAGAATCTTGCAAGAGGTTGTTTTAAAAGGAGAATATTATGAAAAAAGATTATGAATATGAAGATAAATTTTGCTATGTTTGTAAAGAAGTTTTTGATCAAGATAATTTTCAATTTATAGACTTGTGTAATAAATGCTATGACAAAATTTACCCCTCTCGATGGTTACCCGAACTGCGCCAATTCTGGCGAGAAAAAGTTATTCCAAAATTCCCAAGAAAAGAGGGAGAAAGCAACCAAGATTGGAGAAGACGAGTCGGAGAACATTTTCAAGAAAAATACAAGGGCTACAAAAAATGAGAAAGCGAAATTGGCGAGATTACTGGAAAGAAAAGAAAAAGATAGAAAAAATATCGCAAGAACCAGTTATTTCTATCAACGAAATGCTGCGAAGAAAAGGCAAATTGAAGAAGCTTATTTACCAACACCAAATCAAGATTACACCTACCAGTTCTTTTGTGGAACGCCAGAACGCATATGCACAAATAAAAAAACTAGGTTTAGACAAAATGGTGGAAAAAGTATGCAAGATTTTTGGCAAAGTCGATGGCAAGGGCGTGGATCAGATTCTAATTAAATGGAACTGAAAGACATTATGAAACTAATACTGTTGCTACCCATTTTATTTATAATTTACCTTTTATCGATGATAGTGATTTTTTTTAATGATAAAGTGGACGATAACTAGGCACTCTAAATCTAAGTGCATAGAGGACATCAAGAATCTTGATGAAGATGCTCAATGGTTAGTGGAAATAAAAAAACATAACAGGTCTGAGATGCAAAACAGAACTGTTTTTATGTGGTACAGAGAAATTGCTAAAGCTAAAGGCGATGAAACTGCAACTGATGTTAGGGCATACTGTAAACTTCACTTTGGTGTAAAGATTTTAAAAGAAGAGGACGATGATTTCCGAGAATTATATGACGAAATTATTAAGCACAAACTCACTTACGAAGATAAACTAAAAATCATGGTAGAGCCATTAGATTTACCTATAACAAGAATAATGACTGTCGATCAAATGCAGAGATATATGGAAGAAGTTGAAAAGTATGGCTATTCTTTCGGAGTAGAATTAACTATTCCTAACGAGGGAGAAATGTTATGATTGATATCGATCCCGTTGACGAGTGCATGGCAAAAATGGACATTGACGGCTATGAAATTATCGAACTATCTGCAACAGAAAGAGCGTATGAAAAAGTTATTTTTGATATGCTTAACAAACATAATATAGAAAAAACAAAAGAAAACATCGTGTTAGGTGTTATGTTCGCCAAAATTTTTGAGGTTGAATTTGGCTTACAAATATTTGAGCGCGATGATAAGGACATTTCAGAGGAAGAGGAAGAGTTGAAAAAGATTGACCAGTTATCAGCATTATTAACAGCAACTATTGAGGTAGCGAGTAACGTGATGAATACAACGAGTCATTCCAATGAATCCGATGCAATTTCTAAAATGTTGTTTAATTTACAGAAAGCAGAGGACACCATTGAACAGATAAAAAGATGAAGTATCACATTCATGGCACAACGAGAGAACACAGTAGGTGGGTTCACGTTGAAGCTATTGACTACAATGATGCCTTAGAAAAAGCAAAAAAAATATTAGGTAATGATTATTTTATAGTTTCAGTCCAAAACTACGAGCCAAGATATGATAACGAAAAACGTAATTAAACTCTGGCAAGGTAAATTTGTCTCAGTCCGAGACTACGAAATTAAAAAAGCTATTCGTCATGGTGGTATGATACTTACTCACAATGGCGATAAAATGACATTAACTGTCGATCAATTAAAAAATCTTAAACCCTCTCCACAATTAATTAAATCTAAATTCAAAGGAAACTACAGGCTTGTGGATATAGTTTTCAAGAAAGAAACTTTACAAAAGGAATTATTCTAATGATGAATATTATATCTCTTGGTGCTGGAGTTCAGTCAAGCACAATGGCGTTAATGGGAGCAACAGGAGAACTTGATTATAAAATAGATTCAGCGATATTTGCCGATACTCAAGCAGAAGCAAAAGAAACTTATAAATTTTTAGATTTTTTAGAAAAAGAAATTTCAAAATCACCATATCCTTTTCCAATATATAGGGTTACATCAGGCAGTTTAACAAAAGAGGTTTTAAAAAATAGAACAAAAAAAACAGGCGAATTTTATATAAAACCTATAATTCCTGCTTTTGCAATAACAGATGATGAGAAAGGAATATTTGGCAGATACTGTACACAAGATTTTAAAATAAGACCTATTAGAAAAAAAATAAAGGAATTACTAGGATATAAAAAAGGACAAAGAATACCTAAAGATGTGTGTGTCAATCAATTATTAGGAATTAGCATAGATGAAGCACACCGAATGAAACCATCAAGAGACATTTGGATTAAAAATATTTATCCTTTAATTGATAAAGACTTAACAAGAGGGCATTGCTTGGAATGGATGGAAAGTCATGGTTATCCTACACCGCCAAGAAGTGCTTGTGTTTATTGTCCTTTTCATAGCGATGCTGAGTGGCACAGATTAAAAACAGAAATGCCAAAAGAATTTCAATTTGCCGTAAATTTTGAAAAAGAACTACAAAGAAAAGCAAATAAAACTAAAGGAATAAAAGGTAAATTATATCTACATGGAAGCTGTAAACCACTTGACGAAGTACACTTTGATGTTAATAAATCATTAGACCTTTTTGGCAATGAGTGCGAGGGGATGTGTGGAATATAGTTGCGATACTTGCCGTAAAGAATATTCATGTCCTGACGAGGGTTATTTATTTTCAGAGCATGACGAGTGCAGTATGTGGACTGTTATGAGAAAACTTTGTATTGAATGTTATTACAAAGAATTTCCTAATGGGCATGAAATATGAGTAGTTTAATTGAAAGTATTATTGATGTTGGCTCTGGATTTTTTTTAGCTGTTTTTGTTCAAATGTACATTTTCCCTATATTTGGATTCTATCCAACAATCTTTGATAGTATGGGAATTGCATTAATTATGACTTGCGTTTCTATTACTAGATCTTGGTTGTGGAGAATTTTTTTCAAAAGGAAACGAGTGTGCAACATTTAGATTTAGTCATACAACAACAAAAAGAATTATGTGCTAAACAATGGTTTCTTACAAAAGAGCTTAAAGAAATAATTAAGCTAAACTATAGGAATAAAAACAACATTGAAGCGAGACAAATTTGATGCCGTAATAAGCGATCTATGTAGAATACGTTGCGATTTTACTTGCCAAAAGTGTCATTACGTTTCTAGCGAGGGTCAAGCTACATATAAAGATAGGTTTATGACAGCTTCACACTTTAACGGGCGTGGTAATGGCAATGTTGCCAGATATGATACTGATTTAATTACTTGCCTTTGCGCCAAATGCCATAATTATATAGAGACAAGACCGATGGATCATACAAATTTTATTATTTCTATTGTGGGAGAAGATTTTCTTGAAAGAAAATGTGAATCCCATCATAAGCCAAGAAAAATGACAAAAGCCGAAAAGCAGGAGATGTACGAACACTACAAGTCTGAGTTAAAAAGAGTAAAAGAAATGCGAGAAAGCGGTACAAAGGGTTATATTGAAACTGTTAGTTATTTTTAATGGCTGATAAACATAGTACCTATGATTGGTTAAACTATGCTTACCGCATGGAATCAGCACGGGCTGATAGTTCACATCCTTACGAAGAAACTACGGATAAAGAAACAGGCGATGAATATTTATCTAAGCTAGAAAGAATTGCAGATGGTATTATGATTAAAAATTTAGCTAATAGGGTGGTTGAGAATAGATATGGCAAATTACATCAAACAGTTATGAATGTGTCTTATCGACATTACACCGAAGAATTAAAACCCGTTGTGGATAATGATATAATGATAATCGCTAAGGCTATTTCTAAGGATCGTAAATATCCCAAATCTTTTGTCTTGGATATGATTCATGGGTGGAGGAAACGCCCTGCTCAATGGGGTTCGGCACATGATCTTAATTGGTGGTGTAAGCACCTTGGGAAGCCACGTTCAACCATATATTCATGGGGTATTAGTAAAGACCCAAGCAGACAGTCTGTACGTCATATTTTAGATAGTTTATTATACGATTCAGAAGCAGAGGTAACACTTGCACTAGCTAGTTATAATTTACTATGAGATGCCCAAAATGTAATTATAAAAAGATGCATGTGATTAAATCTTTTGATCTATCAAAAGCGGTAAAAAGAAAGCGAGAGTGTTATAAATGCGGTACTAGGGTAGAAACTATTGAACTATTTGACACCAATGGTTTGCACGAAGACGATTATAGAATTAATGAAAGATTAAAAAAAATGGAATTAGACATAGAAGAACTCAAAAATAACAATGATTTATAAGCCATATATAACCCTAAATAACTATTGTTTTATGTAAATAAAACCTCTATATTCGGGAGTAATTATGCAGTATGGGGTAGTGCGCTCAACAATTAGGGGTAGTTGTTGGGCGTTTTTTTTTAACTTAACTTTAAGGAGATAACCATGAACTGGGAAAAACCTACTTTTGAAGACATTCGTTTTGGTTTTGAAGTAACCATGTACATTAACAATAAATAACATCATGAAAAGAGAATACCAATACAAAAAAAATAGTAGGCAAAAGGTTATCTACAACAAATGAGGAAATACAAATGAAACCAGAATACGGCAAAACAAAAAATATGCCTATGAAAAATAGGAACAACAAAAAAAGAAAGTAACATGGAAGAACTAGAAAAAATTTGGTTGGAAATACAAGCTGAATTAGAGCAATTAAATTCAACTATGGAGAAAATTCACGAATCTTTGCAAAAAACTACAAATGAATTAGCTGTTCATAACGCAATAATATCGTCAATTAAAAACATGGATTCTCCTGAGTACGAAATTCAATTTACGCCAGATTTTAGTACAGATAAATTAAATTAATGCTGTTAACTCTTAAAAGGGTAGCAGAAAATGAAGATGGCACTTTTGGGGTATTGATCCACAACAATATCCCTTTTTGCTTAACGCTTGAACCAGAATGGCAAGATAATAAACAGAATATATCTTGCATACCAGAGGGTTCTTACACTTGTGAAAAAGTAAATTCTCCTAAATTTGGATCAACTTTTGAAATAAAAAGAGTCCCTAACAGAACTCATGTATTGTTTCACAAAGGAAACGTGGAAACTCAAACTATGGGTTGTGTAATTTTAGGGGAACAGTTTGAAAGTTTAAATGGAAAGTGTGCTGTTTTGAAAAGTGGGAAAGCCTTTGATGAATTTATAAATTTAACAAAAGGTCTAATTTCTTTTCGATTACAAATAGAAGATGTAAAATGAAATGGGTAATTATATTATTAATTTATTTTCAAAATAGTGACAGGGTAGATTATTTAGAAACAAGTTATTACTTTGAAAATGGTGTGCAATGCGCCAAATTTAAAGCAGATAAAAACTTTTCTGAATTACTTAAAGAATCTTTTCAAGGAAAAGAAATATCTATAATTAAACCAATTTGTAAACCAATGGAATACAATATTGATAGTTTCAAAGAAAAATATATAGCAAGTAACGGCTCAGTTGGTATTTGCTCAATGAGTTCATGCATATGGAAATGAAAGGAATAAATAATGATTGTAGATAGTGTTGTCGGCATAGCTGGTAAGGTTTTAGATAAATTTGTTGGCGATAAAGATTTAAAAACCAAACTTGAAGCTGAACTACAAAAAGAATTAATTGGTCTTGATATGGCTAATGCTCAAGCAAATATTGAAAGTGCGAAATCTTCTCACTTGTTCGTGTCGGGGGCTAGACCTGCAATCATGTGGATATGTGCGTTAGGACTGCTTACAAATTTTTTCCTAATGCCAATAGCAGAATGGATAACGACCATCTGGTTGCCTGATGTTATATTGCCCGAATTAAAAACAGACGAATTAATGACGTTAACCTTATCGTTACTTGGGCTGGGTGGCATGAGATCGTGGGAAAAATCGAAAGGCGTTGCACGGGAAAATTTAAAATAAAAGGATTTAACAATGAAATTAAATGATTTAAAAGATTTATTTTGGGATATTTTAGAAAGTTTACCATCAATGGTCTGGTATGTTGGTCTATTTGTTCTAGGTTTTATATTGGGTAGTTGGTCTTAAAATAAAAACAACAAGCTATGGACATATTAGCATTTGACGTAGAGTCTCTGCCGCTTATTGCGACCTCTTTCAAATTATTCAAAACTAATATTCCACATACAAACATAATCGAAAACCAAAGTATTATCTCTGTGTCGTGGCAATGGGTAGGGCAGAAGAAATGCTATTCTACTTCTATCGCTGACGATAAAAAGCGTTTCGAGAATGATGTGTTTGATGATTACCACCCTGTTAAAGAATTTCATAAAGTTTTAAATACAGATAAGCCGTTTGTGCTTCTAGCACACAACGGATTGTCTTTTGACATAAAAAAAATAAATACAGCTTTTATAAAACATTCTCTCCCCCCAACTAATGAACGCCAAATGATAGACACACTAAAATCTGCAAGGCGTTACTTTCGTTTTGATAGTAATCGATTGGATTTTCTAGGGCGTTACCTTGAATTAGGCGAGAAAATGGAAACAGGCGGTATGCAGTTATGGCTCGATATAGTTCAAGCCAAGTACCCACCTGTCGGCAAAAAACCAGATTTAGAATTAGCCTACAAAGCTATGCGTAAGATGGTTTCGTATAATAAGCAAGATGTCAAATTACTAATTGACGTATATCAGAAACTAATGCCATTTCTAAATTCTGGTCACCCAAATTATGCTATCTATCAAAATAATCCAAATAAAATAGTTTGCACTAAATGCGGTTCTTCTGATTTTACTACTTCTGGTTGGCGTTATATGAAAAGTCATAAATATCGTAGATACCAATGCAGAGTTTGTAAATCAAGATTTGATCCACCTGTGAAACAAAGACAATACTATGACGAAAAAAGTAAAACCATTTAAGAAGTATGAATTACTGATGATCGACTACAGGGATCATAGTGGCGAGGCTGGTTGGATAGAATTAAAAGATTTGGAAGAACCACCAATACTGTGCCGCACAATAGGCTTTAAAATAGCTGAAAATGAAACTTCAATACACCTTATGTCCACCATAACGAATGATCAAGGGCAGGGCGGAAATAACGAAATTCTAAAAAGTTGCATAGTTTCAGAAAAAGTCATACGCAAATCACTTTAGGGCAATGAGTAAAAAAGAAAAAGAAAAGAAAAAGGAAAAGAAAGAAACGTCTATGTCGATAGCTTATAAAAGGGCAATGCTAGATAAACGAAATAAAAAGGGCAGTTTAGGGCAGAAAGGGCAGACCTTTTAGGGCAACGACTTTAGGGCAACGACTTTAGGGCAGAAAGGGCAGACCTTTTAGGGCAGACCTTTTAGGGCAGACCTTTTAGGGCAGCCGCTCGTGCCAAAAACATAAAAAAATTTATAAAAACATAAAAAAATTTATAAAAAAGTGATCCTAAATGAAAAGCGATCCTAAATGAAAAAAAACCAATAAAAACAATAAGATACATTTTTTAGATCTAAATAGTCTTGTAAGTAACTGAAATTATTAATAATATTTTTTAAAAATGAAAAAAAAAGCCGCGCACCATTCAAAAATGGCGGCGGCTTTTATTTTATGCTGCTATCGGCTGCGCGATCTGACTATTAAATGCGTTGCTAGTCATAGCTAACATTTTAGCCCCGTTGCGCTGCCAGATCTCGGCATGATCGGCGTTTTTATGTTGCAACGCCGTTACAGCTTGGATCACTGTTGCGCGTGAAAGCGGCTGGTTAATATAGCCGCGTTGTGTACGCGCGTTGGTGATCTCATCTCTGATCGTTTTTCCCTTGTTCCTAGGTACGCCTAGATACTTAGTTATGCGATCAACTAGATGATCATCGGCTTGAGGATCACTCGGCGCAACAATCAGCGCGTGATCTTCGATAACGTCAGATCTAGCCGTGTTCATGTTCTCAATATGATCCTGCAACGTGTCGCTGCTTAAATTATTAAGAAAATTTACGGCGGATCTTTGAAGATCCTTGGCTTGGATCTGTTTTTCTGTTACATAGGCAGGTATAACGCCGCCGTGCGATCCGTCACAACTGATCGCCGATGTTAAATGCTTCGCACGTATACTGCTCAGAACATTAGTCGACATCATGCCATTTAAACAAGCCAATGTTATGATCAACTCTTGCAACGATAACGATCCTTGCCCTACTTCACTATTTGAAATAACAAAACCCAACGCCATAACATCGCCAACTGCGCGATTATCGCTGCCTTGGATAGTGTTAGATCTGAAAGTAATACGCATATAGCGATCTGTTAGTGTTGCAGCCGTCAAGCTGTAATCGCCATCATTAAGTAATGGCATGATGTTGTTCAAAACATCAGTATGATCAAAACGTAAAAACTTGTTGCTAACATAACCACGCAAAATTTTATATGGTTCTGCCCACGTTGGCTCGTTTTTAACAAGTGACGCTGAATAACTGCGTAAAATGCGATCACTAGGCGAGTCATGCCATAGTTTATTAATCACGTTGCAAAACTCAGCAGGTGCGCGATCTAGTAAAGATTGCGCCGTATTTTGATTAATATCGGCGTGAGTAAAAATCTGATCACGCGCAACATCATTAATATAAAAATGTTGCGTTGGTAACCCGTCAATTTCAGCGTGAATTACTGGATTGTTGTTTTTATCAGTTTCAATCGATAAATGCCTACCAGTGTTCACGTTAAAATCTATCTTTTTACAATCTAGATCGTTAACGTTTTTGATCATAGCTTTCAGACTATTATCAGAACTTGCAACTATATTCATAATATTACCCCTGCGGCATATAGCCGCTGTTATCGTATCGAAATTGATACGGCAATGTAACACGTTGCCGCGTTACATTACTTTATCAACTACTCGCCAAACTCTTCAGAGAAAGGATATTCATCTTCACAATCTAAAGGAAACTCTTCAGGATAATATGGTGCTGGTTCAACTCCAGCTTTTTCACATTCAGCACAAAATACTTGCTGACCATAATATCCAGTGCTGCCGCATTTAATCGGTAGCGTTTTTACATCGGCACCATACGCGCCGCATGGCACATCCTGCGTTGTCATTTTTGAACACATAATATTACCCCTATTAAAAATGTATCGAAATTGATACAGCAATGCAGCGCATTGCGCCGCATTACTTTATCAACTTTCAGTCTGCGATCTTGACTGTAAACTCATCGCCTCTTCCCAAATGGCTATATTCATCTACGAGTAAATCAATAAACTTTTGAGAGTCAACGCAGTATTTATCGTCAGGATCAACATTTATAAAAAATGTTCGTTCATCAAAACAGTTAAACTGAATAGTCACACCGATTTTTTTATTACTCATAATATTTTCACCTATATTTTAAAACGTGCAAAATTGCACGGCATAACGGCACAACGTGCCGCTATACCCTGAAATTTTCAGGATCTGTTAATTGTCATTAATGCGCCTTGATCGCAACGTTGCCGTTTTGACCATTGCAGCGTAAACACTCGGCGCAATTTAATCTGTTGCCTTGCTCTGCTGAAGCTGGGCAACTGATCTCATCGTTTTGAGTGTTAACGCCGTTACTTACTCGAAAAGTTTTGAATCCTAACGATTGCGCTTGATCTTTTTCAATGAAATTATCAACACTGGCAACAACGTATTTTTTTAATCTATGATCAAAATTAACACGCTGCCACTGGTGAGTGTAACCCGTCCACGCGCTAACGTGGCGCAATAATCTGAACCATGCAATAAAAGGTATCGCAGCAGGATCACCATAAGATCCGATACGCAAAGGTACGCTTTTAATGCGTGGGTATTTTTTAACAAGTTTATTATTAAAAAATGGATAGTTGCCGCGCTTGTAGGATTTAAAAACTGCTCCAACTTCGCGCCAAGGTTTAACGTAACAATCGCCGCCTAGATAATGCCGCCGTTTACATCCGCCGCACACTGAAATATCAGATCCAGCGTGTACGTTTTGTTGTGGCGTTTTATCATTATCAGGCAATATCCAAGTTTGCAACATGTCGCTAGTTTTTTTATTTACACTTGGCGCACATATATTAGTGACGATCAGAACAACGGGATCGCCATTAATACATGAAGCACCTTTATAAATAATTGCGCCGTTAATCATAGATCTTTTTTAAGTTTAATTAGATCTGAAATTACCTGCACATTGTAAACACTATCGACATTATTATGTCGCGCGTTATATTGATCGATCATTTTAAGTTTTGATCTTAATTTGATCTTATAGTCAGATAAAGCGCGTTCCTTTTCGTAGTTAATAACATCAGGCATTGCAAACAATATAAAAATGACAATAAACAGTATTGCTGTGGTTAGTTCCATAATGATTCTCCACTATAAAACGTGCCGAAATTAGCACGGCACAAACGCGCAACAGTAACGCGCGTTTATACCTTGCTAACTAATGAGCAATATATGAATATTTTTGGTTCGCTCGATCCGTGAGCTACGCGGCACAGTCGCTGCAAAGTGCTAATCACTTAAACCATACATTACAGGCTGTTCCTTTAGCCATGGCGATCAACTGCTCGAACCTAGCGGAGTACGCGCGGACTCCAACATAATGCCGCGCAATTCGCCAGTTAATGATCAATGTGTTAGACCATCAGCCGCATGGGATAGAATATTGCACTATACGGCAATAACTAGCAACAATTATAATAATGGTAATATATTGCCTTTATTGAGTAATGCGCCGCTAACTACCAAATACATCAAAATGCCTTAAACAGTCTTATATTGCCTTATATGGGATATATGGCGGATATACCTTAAATGATGTCATACTATTAATTATTCCATAGGATTAAATGGTGGCTATCTCATAAGGTGGACGTGCTACCTGTACGCAAGAAAATGCCAACGGGTTCATATAATAGATAATGATCGGCAATTTTGTGATCGATACGAGCAGCGCACGACTAACCAATTACACGCGCACACATATAGGATCTCAGCAGATAGCAGATTGAGATCACAGCACGGCACCACAGCACAGCACAGCAGAACGGATCCGTTCCCGTATTGATAGAGCAGCAGCATGGGGCAGGATATAGTACCTTTTCAGGCAATAATGGTGGCCTATAACGGATCTAGGAGTCCCATTGCCATAATTATTATTTTACGACCTCATCAAATAAATAGGAGTTTCACAGAAAAAACAGTTAACATGGCGAATAAAGATAGTAAATTCAATAAGATAATAGCTTTAGAGATATGCGATAGACTAGCTAGTGGCGAATCTTTACTTAAAATAGTAAAAAGTGACAATATGCCCACGAGAAAAACTATCCTTTCTTGGCGAACCAAAGTCGATTACAAGGTAAACGATATAACCTTTGGCGAGTTGTATAAAATAGCGAGAGAAGAACAAGCTGAGTATTACGCGGATTTAATAAACGATGAAGCTATGAACGCTGAAAATGCCGTAATAGAAGCATCAAATAATCCCGATATAGATAAGAGGGCTATTTCTAATCTTGTCCAAGCGAGAAGATTAAAAATAGATACTCTGAAATGGACGGCATCTAAATTGAAGCCCCAACAATATGGTGATAAGATTACCCATAGTGGCGATCAGGACACCCCGATAACTTTAAATATTGTAAATTATGCTACGAAACATAGTACGAACAAAAAACGAGTGGGTTCTAGTACAGATTGATGGCGATCAATTCAATGACGTTAGAAAAGTCAATGGTATTATCTCAGTCGAAACCACACCTAAAATCCTAAGAGGAGAAGTCCTCAGTAATGGCGATGGTGTTTATCCAAAAAAAGGAAAATTCCGAGAGCCACAAACAGACATTGGAGACATCGTTTACTTTAAAAGGGAAAAAAGAACCCTTACAGACGAGGAAAACCTTTTCCTAGTGAGGGAGAGCGATATAATGTTTAAAGAGGAATACGAGGAGATTAGGGGCGTTTTTGGGACTTTATGAGACAAGTCTCTCTTCCACACAATTTCACTCCCAGAGATTACCAAATAGATGCATTAAAAGCCCTTGACAATGGTTTAAAGAGGGGAGTCTTACTCTGGCATAGACGAGCAGGAAAAGATAAAGTTTGTATTAACTATACAGCGAGAGAGACACAAAAGAGGGTTGGGGTTTATTATTATTTCCTACCCACTTACCAACAAGCTAAAAAGATTATTTGGGATGGGATAGATGCCAATGGTTTCAGATTCCTAGACCACTTTCCTAAAGAAATTATCGAAGCCGTAAATAATACCGAAATGAAAATACGCCTAAAAAATGGCTCACTATTTCAATTAATCGGTTCTGATAATATCGATTCCATAGTAGGAACAAACCCCGTAGGTTGTGTATTTTCAGAATATGCGATTCAAGACCCACAGGGTTGGGATTACATTAGACCGATTCTAAGAGAAAATAAGGGTTGGGCGTTATTCCCTTACACCCCAAGAGGGAAGAATCATGGTTACGATATGTACCACATGGCTAAAAATAATCCCGATTGGTACTGCTCAAAACTGACTGTAGACGATACGAGCGTGATGAGTCATAAGGATATAGATGAGGAAAGAAGAGCAGGAATGGATGAGGAATTAATCCAACAAGAGTTTTTTTGTTCCTTTAAGAGTCCCTTACAGGGTTCTTATTATGCTAAACAAATGGATGAAGCGGATGATGATACTCGTATTAAAGAAGTCCCTTATGATCCCGACCTACCCGTTGATACTTGGTGGGATTTAGGAATAGGTGATTCAACCGCAATTATATTCGTACAAGAACACTACAATGAAATAAGAATTATTGATTACTATGAGACTTCAGGCGAGGGTTTGCCTTATTACGTTAAATATTTAAGGGAAAAACCATACGTCTATAGACACCATGTAGCCCCACACGATATATCAGTTAAAGAATTGGGGACGGGGAAGTCGAGATTAGAAACCGCAAGACAATTAGGAATTAATTTTGAAGTCGCTAGGAAATTATCTATCGAAGATGGAATTAACGCAGTTAGGTCTATGTTAAAACAATGTTGGATAGATAAAAACAAATGTCAGAGACTGATTGAAGCGTTAAGGCATTATCACAAAGAATACGATACAACGAATAAGGTTTGGAAACAAAAACCACACCATGATTGGAGTTCTCATCCTTGTGATGCAGTAAGAACTGGGGCTGTTGGTAGAAAAAGAGCTAAAATACCAATGAAAAAAGACAGATACGCAATTAAAAAGGAAAGTAAAAGAGCATGGATGGCTATGTAGAACCATATTCAGTAGAAGATATTTTAGAAAAACGAAAACAATCCGCTAGGGTACAAGGTAATTGGCGTGATGAAGCCAGAACTGACTTTATGTTTCGTGATGGCGATCAATGGCATGAAGAAGATATTGCTAAATTGGAAGAAGAGGGAAGACCTGCCGTAACCTTTAATCGAATAGCCCCTATTATTAACTCAGTTAAGGGAAGTGAAGTTAATAATCGTCAAATGCTAAGATATATTCCAAGATCACAAGGTGATAATGGAATAAATGAAGTATTAAGTCGTTCTGCTGCCTATGTTCGTGATAATTGTGATGCGGAAGATGAAGAAAGCGATGCCTATGAAGATGCCGTAACCTGTGGGATGGGTTGGACTGAGACAAGAGTAGATTATGATGAAGACCCCAATGGGAAAATTATGATAGAGCGTGTCCCCCCATTGCAAATGAGATGGGACACATCAGCTAGAAAAAAGAATTTAACCGATAGAAGATGGCATTTAAGAGAAAAATGGTTGCCTATTTCGGAAATTAAAGAAAGATGGGGCGATGATGTAGAGATAGGTACTGCTGATTTAACTTATCGTGATGAAACTGAATTTGAAGAAGCCCATAACGCAACCGATGCTTGGAAATATGAAAACGATCAAATAAATAAATTCTTAGATGATTCAGTAGATAAAGCATTAGTTATTCACTTCCAATATAAAGAGAGAGAATCTTATTATCGAGTAGGCGATCAGGAAACTGGGCGTGTTATAGAATTTTCTGAATCTAAATTTAAAAAAATTAAGAAACGTGTTGACGAAATGGGGATGCCTTACGTCAAACAACAAAGATGGGTTTATAAAGAAAAGTATTTAGTCGGTAAAACTTTACTAGAAGAGGGGGATGCCCCAGTTCAGGATTGGTCTTATATGTGCCTTACCGCACATCGTGAGGAAAAGACAAATCTTTTCTATGGTGTTGTCAGAGCAATGAAAGACCCCCAACGATGGGCTAATAAATTCTTCTGTCAAATCATGCACATATTTAACACTAATCCGAAAGGTGGGTTGATATATGAAAAGACCGCGGTTGATGATTCCTTTGATATAGAAAGTAAATGGTCAGACTCCTCTGGTATTATTGAAGTAGAAGATGGTGCTTTAGCAGCAGGTAGGATTAAAGAAAGAACAATGTCAAATTATCCTGCATCTTTAGATAAGATGTTAAACTTTGCCATTGCTTCCATTCGTGATGTTTCGGGTATGAATGTTGAAATGTTAGGAATGGCAGATAGAGAACAATCTGGCGTTTTAGAACAAGAAAGGAAAAAAGCAGCATTAGTTATCCTCGCACCTTTAGCTAACGCATTAAGACATTACAGAAAACAACAGGGACGTATCTTGTTAAAGTTTATGGCGAAATACATCCCATCTAACACAATGGTACGTTATTTAGAAAGAGGTCAAGAGCAATATGTTCCTTTTACTAAAGACTTTGATGTTCACAAGTATGACGTTATCGTAGATACCGCACCATCATCACCTAATCTTAAATCAGAGATTTGGTCTAGCATGAGTCAGATGTTGCCACAATTAATCCAAGCAGGTGTTCCAATACCACCTGATATTCTTGATTTCTCCCCACTACCAGAGGGTATTTCGGAGATTTGGAAACAATATATTATTGAAAATTCTGCTGATGTTCCTCAGTTACAACAACAACTACAACAAATACAAATGGAAAATCAGTTTTTGAAAAATGAAAATAATGTTATGAGAACAAAACAACAGCAACAAATGGCTGCTATGCAAAATAAACAAGCTATAGCACAAATGCAGAATCAGACTGAATTACAAAAAGCTAATATTAACTTAACGTCAGAAGATCGAGATAGAATAATTGAGATACTAAAATTAGTCGCAACAGCAGATGATAGTGAAACTAAAAACGCAATTAATCTTTCTAAGATTGATAAAGAGTTAAAACAAAAAGTAGCAAGTAGTGCCTAGAAATGGCAAGTATATTGCAACAAGACTGGGAAAATTATAATCGTAACAACCCAACTGCTTTAAGACCACCAAGTTATTGGGATGCAGTAAAAGAAAATCTCCCACACGCATTAAGAGGTTTCCAAAGGATGCCAACTAATGTAATGGGTTTCCCCGTTGATGTGGTTAATTTAGTTGTAAATGCTGAAAAACCATTTTTAGGAAGTGAATATTTAGCAGAAAAACTTAATGTCCCAGAAAGAACAGGGCATCCTACTGAATTAGGTACTGAGATTGCTAGTGAGTTTTTATTACCTACTGCACAAGGTTTAAGTAGATCGGCTTTAAAAGCTGAAGAACTTTTTGGCAGCACTCTTAAAGAAAAACTACCTGAAGTTGTAGGGAAATACGTTCCCGAACCATTTAAAACACCTATATCTGGTTTGAATATGATAGATGCCTATCATGGTTCACCTCATAGGTTTTCTAAATTCTCAACAGAAAATATAGGAACAGGAGAAGGCGCACAAGCCTATGGACATGGATTGTATTTTGCTGAAAATCCTAAGGTTGCAAAGCGGTATTCAGAATTAGGGAATGACCAAATTGCTTATAGTGGTCATATAGATGATGTTACTGATGCGGTAAATAAAAGTGTTGGAGATAATGAAGCAGCAGATTTAATTTCATATTGGACTTATGAGGGTGGTTTTAACCCGAATAAAGAAAGTTTAAATGATTTTATAAAAAGTATGATTAATGAAGATATGCCGATAGAAATGCAACAAAAACTACTTGAAGCATCGTCAGATAAAAATGTTATTGAAAAAGTAAATACTTTAGTTTCTCCAAAAAGCCCGAATATTTATAATGTAAAATTAGATGTTGATAAAAAAGAATTATTAGATTGGGATGTTCCACTAGAAAAACAAGGCGATATACTTAACAAGATTCCCAAAAAAGACAGAAGAGTTGTTGAAGATTTTATAGAATATGAAATGTCAGATACAGGCTGGAATCCTGATTTATCTGCTTTTACTGGTGGTGAATTTAAACAGTTGCTAAGTCGTGCTTGGGATCATGGATATTTTCCTAATGATCACATTCTTGGGTCTGCTCAAGAAGTTTTAACAAAAGAAGAAGCTATTTCTGTATATTTAAAATCAAAAGGTATAAAAGGAATTACATACAAAGATGCTCTTAGTAGATTTAGTAAAACAGAAGAGCCAACAAACAACATAGTAATTTTTGATGATAGCTTAATAAGCATTGTCGATGATGCTGTAAAATAGGATTTACACCATTATGGCAAGTGCATTACAACAAGACTGGGAAAATTATAATCCTAACAATCAAACTGCTCTACGATCACCAAGTTATTGGGATGCTGTAAAAGAAAATATTCCACACCAATTAACAGGTTTAAGTAGAGTAGGAACTAATGCTTTAGGATTTCCTGTTGATATAGTTAATCTAGGTTTGGATGCTACAGATGCTACTTATAATTTAGCAACTGGTAAAACTGGGAGACATTTGTCAAGCGATTATCCATTTATGGGTTCTAGGAATTTTGAAGATGCTTTTAATATCCCTGAAAGAACAGGAAATCCTACTGATTTTTGGTCTGAAATTGGTGGAGAATTTTTATTACCTACTGGACAAGGTCTAGCTAGATCGGCTTTAAAAGCTGAAGAATTTCTAAGCAAAATTGTTAAAGATAAACTACCTGAAGTTGTAGGGAAAAATGTTCCCGAATTATTTAAAACACCTATAACTGGTTTAAATATAAAACCTAAAGACTCAGCACTTTCTCCTAACTTAACAAAACAAGCACCAAAAGTGGATTTGTCGATGAGAAGACAGACAAACGATTTTATCGATGCTATGGAAAATGATGATTTAATTTTTGTTGGTGGTGTTCCGTCAGGTAATTCACGCGCAGGGGAAATCAGAAGACGTTATGTAGTGTTTGATGCCAAAGACAAAAGTAAACAATTAGGGGAGTTTGAGGTATTTACAGATGATAAAACAAATAATTTTCTTGGTTTAGTAGAATTAAAAGTAAAAGACAAAAGAAAAGGTACAGGGAAAAAAATTATTGATTCTTTGATGCAATCTGATTTTGTTAATGATGATTTTAGAATACATAGTGTGCTAAAAGCATCAATACCATTTTGGAAAAAAATGGGTACAAAATTTCCTGAAGAGGATTTAAGAAAATTTGAAAAAATGAAAGGTCATGTTCGTGACAAAGCAATACCATTAGGTATTATTTCAAAACATTCACCAAAATGAAAACAATAATTCACGTTAATCAACATAAGATTAAAGCTAATACAAAGTGGTGCTAGAGTTTGGATCGAAACACAAGCAGAAGTAGAAACAATACAGGATTTACACCCTTAGTGTAAGTGCGAGTCGGGCGTAACCCGAAAGCGTTCACAGAGGACGAAAACATGGAAAACGAAGAAGCGTTAAATGCAGAGATGGATAAAATGCGTGAAGAAGATGCACAATTTAATCCAAATGAAGTTGCAGAAGAAGCAGTAGAGACTCCTGAAGTCGAAGCAACAGAAGCAACTGAAGAAGCACAAGTCCAAGAAACTTCAAAAGAAGTTAAAGAAGAAGTTAAAGAAGAAGTTAAAGAGGACGAAAAAGAAAAGCATTGGGCTATTAATGCGATGCACGAAGAACGTGAGCGCAGGAAAGAAGTACAAGCCCAAATGAATAAGATGGAAGATAGATTCCAAAAGTTGCAAGAATCTATGATGCCAAAAGAGCCTGAAGAACCTAAACCTGACTTTGAAGATAACCCTGCCGAGTATCTTAAAACTGAACTCGATGAAATAAAGGGATTTAAAGCACAAGCGGAACAACAGGCACAAATAACTCAAGCACAACAACAGTTCTATGGTGATTTTTCAAAAGTAGAACAAGAATTTTCAGAAAAGACTCCTGATTATTTTGATGCGGTTAAGCATCTTTATGATTCAAGAATGTCTGAGTATAAAACGATGGGATATGATGATAATCAATCCTATCAATTAGCCCAACGCGATGCTTGGAATATTGCACAAGATGCAATTAGTCGTGGTAAGAATGGGGCTGAAGTATTTTATAATCTCGCTAAAACAAGAGGTTATGAAAAAGGGAAACAAACTACCGAGAAGTCAGAAATAGAGACTTTAAAGGAAGTTAAAGAAGTAGCTAAAAATACTGGTCTGGGTGCATCTGGAGATACACCAAAAGGACAAGTAAGTCTATCTGATCTTGCTAGTATGAATGATGATGAGTTTGATAAACTCACATCAGGAGATAACTGGCGAAGTATGATGGGTGGCTAATCGCACACAGCGTATCTGTGTTCCGTTGCTTCTCAAGACGTAAGTTGAGAAATCGTTGTACACCACGATAGTGTGTATTCGCATGAAGCGATAAACAACTAACTTAAATTAACAAAAGGAAATGTGTAAATGGCTAATACAAGTTATGGGGTTAACAACCCTGCTGCGGTTAAGCTATGGTCACGCAAACTCTTTCACGAAGCATTAAAAGCTACTTGGATGTATAAGTTTATTGGTAAGGATTCCAATAACGTCATTCAAATGCACGATGACACCTCAAAAGGTGCTGGTGATCGTGTAAGAGTCATTCTCCGTATGTTGCTATCTGGTAATGGTATACAAGGTGACGGAACATTAGAGGGAAATGAAGAAGCGTTGACTACATTTACTGATGACTTATTGGTTGATCAACTGCGCCACGCAGTTCGTTCAGGCGGTAAGATGTCAGAACAGCGCATCCCATTCTCAGTTCGTGAAGAAGCTCGTTTAGGTCTTCAGGATTGGTGGGCTGACCGCATGGACACATGGGCTTTCAATCAGTTGGCAGGTAATACTGTTCAATCTGACACAAGGTTCACAGGCAACAATTCGGTAACCGAAGCAGATTCAGATCATAAACAAGTCGTTGGGGTTAACACCACAACTGACCAAACGATCTCTGCAACAGGTTCATCATGCGTTGCAACCATTAACATGATTGATTCGGCAGTAGAGGCAGCTAAAACGCTTGAACCTATGATTCGACCAATCAAGTTGAAAGGCGAAGACAAGTACGTTATGTTCTTCCATCCTTTCCAAGTATTTAACTTACGAACCACATCTGATACAGGTCAATGGCTTGACATTCAAAAAGCTGCTGTACAAGGACATGGTAAGTATGATTCTCCTATCTATACTGGTGCGATGGGCGAATACAATGGCGTAGTTATTCACGAATCAAGTCGAGTACCAAAAGGTCATACCTCTGGAACTGAAAACGCAAGTGTACGAAGAGCAATCTTCTGTGGCGCACAAGCTGGACACATAGCGTTTGGTCAGGGTCATGCACCAAGTAAGTATTCTTGGGTTGAAGAACTGTTTGACTATAACAATCAACTTGGCGTTTCGGCTGGGTGTATAAGCGGGATGAAGAAAGCTATTTTTAATGGCAAAGACTTCGGAACTATCGCTTCATCATCTTTTGCCGTTGCACACTAATAGGAGGGACTAAGTATGCCTACACAAACTGGTACTGCTGTCGCTTCTGGTGTGATGCCAAAGGCGGTTCACGCTGGTGTAAATAGTGTAAGTTTCTCTTTCGACCAAGGTGGAACTTCTACTGAAGCATCAGCTACAACATTTTTAATGGGTAAAATACCATCTGGCTCTACTATTCTTGATATTATTCACAAGACTACATATGCTGGTTCTGGTGCTTGTCCTGCTGACGTTGGTATCACTAACGCAACAGGTTCGCTATCAGCTTTAGCTTCTCAACTTACTTGTACTACAGTAGGAAGAGCAGCAAAGGGTGTTCCTTATGATGTTGATGCTTCTCAAACAGTAACTGCTGGTTATGAAACTTTAAAAGTTACAGTAACTCCAGCTACTGCTACGACATCTATTGCATTAAACACAACTGTTTTATATACAATGGACAAGTATGAGGGCTAAATAGCTTTTTGCTATATAGAAAGGGGGCGTTATCGTCCCCTTTTTTTTAATGCTTATACAGCGATAAATCCTAAGGGTACGTTATGACATTACAAGAAATATTTGATGAATCAGTTTCTCTTATTGAAGAGGACTTAGAAAAAGCAATAGGTGGTTTTCACTATCTATTAAATAATGATCCCAGTAGTAGTGCTTTAGTTTTTTATATTGGCACTTGCGAAATGAAAAGGGGTAATTTTGGTGCTGCTGTAAATCTTTTAAAACTTTCTACAACAATGAAAGGAAAGCCTTTCCCAGAAGCGTGGAATAATCTTGGTTGGTGTTACCACGAACAAGGGTTAGTTGATAAAGCTGATAAATGTTTTCAAAAATCATTGGAGTTAAAACCAGATTCAGCAGATATACATAATAATGTAGCTAGTTGTTATGTTAATAATGGCACACCTGACAAAGCAATCGAAATACTTAAAAAAGGATTAGAGTTAGACCCAAAACACAATCAGATTCCGTGGAATATTGGATTAGCATATTTAGAAAAAGGTATGTGGGTAGAGGGTTGGAAAGGTTATGATCATGGTTTAGAGTCTGGTCACAGGACAAGACGTAAATACCACAAGGATGTGGAGACTCCCCTATGGAAAGGGGAAAAAGGACATACTGTTGTTATTTATGGCGAACAAGGTATTGGCGATGAAACAATGTTTGCTTCTATCTTACCTGATGCTATAGAAGATGCAGATGTTATTTTTGATTGTCATCCTAGATTAGTTAATATATTTAGAAATTCATTTCCTGATATACCTGTTTTTGGTACTAGGAAAGAGAAAGAACTAGATTGGTGTAATAAAGAAAAGATTGATTCATGCTTACCTATTGGTTCTTTAGGTGGAATGTATCGAAAAAAGTTAGAGGATTTTCCAAAGAAACCTTATATAAAAGCAGATGATTTTCTTGTAAGTAAAATTAAAGAACGTCTTAATACAAAAAAACCTATTGTAGTAATACATTGGAAAGGCGGTACTGCTAAAACTAATAAGGATTTCAGATCAGTTGGTTTAAAACAATGGAAACCTATTCTTGAAAAAGATTGTGAATTTGTATCTTTACAATACACCGAAAATGCACCAGAAGTTGTTAAAATGGTTAACGAAGAATATGGTGTTAATATTCATCATTGGGAAGATGTTGTTGCTGACATGGATTGGCAAACAGCAGCACTTCAGGCTAGTGATTTAGTTATTTCGGTTAATACATCTATTGTCCACATAAGTGGTGCTTTAGGTAAAGAGTGTTGGTGTCTAACGCCAACAAGATGTGCGTGGAGATATGGACTCAAGGACGAGCAAATGGCTTGGTATGGTTCAGTAAAACAATATCGAGAAACAAATGGGTGGACTCCCATCATTGAACAAGTTGCAAAAGACCTTGAGGAGAAGTTATGTTAATAACTGAAGAATATAGAGAACTTAATAAACAATTACACAAGGATGATGATACTTTTGGTGTTACATCAAGAAAATATACAGATTCTATTCTTGATATGTGTAATTCTATTAATGAAGAAGATGTACTTGATTATGGTTGCGGTAAAGCTGAACTTTCAAGGTTTCTTCCATTTAAAATACAAAACTATGATCCATGTATAGAGAAATATTCTGATAGACCAAAACCTGCTAATGTTTTAGTTTGTATTGATGTGTTAGAACATATTGAACCAGAATGTTTAGATGACGTTTTAGATGATATACATAGTTTATCAAAAAAGGTTGTTTTTTTAACTGTTTCAACAGAACCAGCTAGAAAAGAATTATCTGATGGAAGAAACGCTCATTTAATTGTTCAAGATTATACAATGTGGTTGCCCAAGTTATGGGAACATTTTATGATGGTTAATTACTCTAAAGGTCAATTTGGCTTTATTTTTGTAGGAGAACCAAAATGAAAGAACCTATAAAAGTATTTATTGGCTATGATCATTCAGAAGCTGTTGCTTATCATACTTTATGTCATTCAATAATGACTAAATCATCAGTACCAGTTTCTATAACTCCTATATGTTTGGATAATTTAAAGGATATATTTACAAGAAAAAGAGACAAAAAACAATCCAATGCGTTTTCTTTTTCAAGGTTTTTAGTTCCTTACCTTTGTGGTTATCAAGGTAAAGCAATATTTATGGATTGTGATATGTTGTTAAGAACTGACATAGCTGAATTATTTGAACATTTTGAATTTTATTATGCTGTTCAAGTTGTTAAACACGACTATATACCAAAAAATGATAAAAAATATTTAGGTAATGAACAACACGTTTATGAAAAAAAGAATTGGTCATCAGTTATGTTATTTAACTGTAGCCACCATCATACAAGAAGATTAACTCCTGAATACGTTAATACAGCTTCTGGTCTTGAACTTCATCAGTTTAAATGGACTGAAGAAGAAAGAGTTGGAGAGATTCCAAAAGAATGGAATTGGTTAGTCGGGGAATATGGAGTTAATCCAGATGCTAAGATAGTTCATTATACTATAGGCACACCATGTTTTTACGAATATGAAGATTGTGATTATTCGGAAGAATGGAAAGAACAGTATCGTGATATGAACCATTGCGATCAATTATTCATGCCACAAGTAAAGGCTTCTGGTAAATGAGCAGAAGAAGACAAACTTTAAGAGAAAACCAAGAAGAGTCACAAAGAAAAAAAGATTATTCTTTTAAATCTGGAATGAAAGAATGTCCTGCTTGTGGTCTTAGAGTAAAAAGAGGATTACATATTCACATGAAATATTGTGATGAAATAAATAATATTTAACGAGGGTAAGATGGCAACATTAACAATAACATTAACCGAATCTGTATCATTAAATGATAGAGAACAAGGTGCAACTAATTCATTTACTGTGTCTAATGTAGATGAAGTTATGAAAAGGATTGTAACTTGCCCAGCAAGTGCAACAACTACAGTTGCGACATTTGCAACAGCAACTAGCACATCAGCAAATGCTATTGATGTAAATGATTGCAAATACATTCGCATTACGAATTTAGATAGCACAAATAGTGTTGAATTAGCTGTTGTTGGTGCTGCGACCTTGTATCAGGTAGCATTAGCAGCAGGGCAATCTCATGTGTTAGGTAGTCCTGATGATCTAATGTTAGCAGAAGCTGATACTTCTCCTAGTTTTGGAACTATGGCTGATGTTGCTTCATTACAAATTAACCCTGATAGTAATGCAGTAAGTGTTGAATTATTTATAGCGAGTGCATAAATATGAGTACATATGGAAAAATAAAAACACGGATTTCAAAAGAAATGAAACGTGGCGAACTTTCTTTAAGTTCTACCGCAGTTGCTCAATCTGTTATTGACTCTATTAATCATTTTGCAAAAAGAAGATTTTGGTTTAATACAGGATATGAGGAAGTAGTAACAACGCCTGATACAGCAACTATAGGTTCAGCAGTAACTGGTATTATAAAAATAGATTCAGTTAAAGCTGCTATTGGTAATAGGGATTATCCTTTAAGTCCCATGACTTATAGAGAAATGGAAAGACTTGATTCAGGACAATGGTCTGGTTATCCAGAATATTATGCTCATTACAATAATAATATTAGACTTTATCCGATCCCTAATGCAACTTACACAGTCAAAGTTTCATACATAAAGAAACTTACTGACGTAACTTTATCGTCAGTTGCTACATCAACTAATGAGTGGGTAGATGATTGCGAGTCAATGATTAGGAAAAGAGCAAAAGGCGAATTGTTTGAAAACGAATTAAGAAACGTACAAGAAGCACAAATAATGTTTCAGTCTGCTGAATTAGAATATAAAGAACTTAAAAGACAAACAGATGGCAGACAATCTGGTTATGTCAAGGCTACAACATTCTAATGGACTACGAAAACTCTGCATTAAATTATAAAAGAAATAAGAAAAATAGCGCACTTGGGGATCACGATAGAATTAATCAATTTAATAATTTTGTTAATTCATTCTCCCCTACTGGCGGTACTGATTTAACTTTTAGAGAAGATGAAGATGGAATTACTTTAGGTGCAAAAGGTAATGTTGGGCTTGGTTTTCAACACAGAGATGTAAACGCTAATGTTAATGCACAATTTGGTTTACCAGATTGGGCTGCAATTCCAACAATGATGAGCGATCCAAATATTTCTGCAAATTTTCTTGATCGAGCAAAATATCAACCAGAAACTGAAAACGATTATCTAGGGGCTGACCTTAATATTAATAAAGGTAATTTTAATTTTGATTGGCACTCAGTTCCGAGGGACATTGACACAATAAACGCAAGATATAATCTTGGTAATAATTCTAGTATTACTGCTTCAAGAAGACCATTGCAAAATGTAACTGGGTTGCCAATAGATGAACCAGCATATATGCTTGAATTTATTAAAAATTGGAAGTAATGAGAGATACTAATGTACGTTAAAACTTTAGGTTTTGCACCAGACTTGCCACCTGAAACAGCAGGGGTAATGACAGATTGCGATGGTTTTGTTCCAACAGTAACAGGAATGGAAGCTGTTAGTAGTGCAGAAGATGCAAGTCTTGGTACTTTATCTTCAACAGCTATTGGTTTGGCTACGATAAGAAGACTAGATGGTACAAGATTAACATTTGCAGGTACTACTACTGACTTATATCATGGTACAAGTTCATGGGCTAAAGTAACTAGATCAAGTGGAGATTATAGCGTTCCATCAAATAATTATTGGACATTTGCTCAATATGGCAATGTAACTCTTGCAGCAAATAGATCAGACCCAATACAAGTTTATAATAAAGGCGATACTACATTTTCAGATTTAACAGCTTCTATTATTGCTAAAATTGTTATTGTTGTTAATGATTTTATATTTGCATTTAACACAAACGAAACAACTTATGGTGAACAACAAGATAGATGGTGGTGTTCAGCTTTAGGAGATTACACTAATTGGACTCCATCTATTCAAACACAATGTGCTACTAATAGATTAACCGATACCTCTGGTGGGATAGAAGCAGCAGCACGTTTTGGTGATGATGTAATAGTTTACAAGCCACATTCAATGTATATCGGAAGATATATTGGCGCACCTTTTATTTGGGACTTTAGAGTTATATCAGATGAAGTAGGTGCTATTGGAGTTAACTCCGTTGTTACTATAGGCGATCCAGTACCATTACAATTCTTTGTTGGTTATGATGATTTCTATATCTATGATGGTTCTCGACCAAGAGTAATAGGACATACCGAACAAGGATCAATTATATCCGATCATTTTTTTAATGATTTAAACAACACTCATAGAAGTAAAATTATTGGTACTCACGATAGTAAAAATTCAAGAGTATTTTGGTTTTACCCAGATACAACTTCTACTGGTGCGCCTAACAAATTTGTTTGTTATAACTACAGGTCTAAACAATGGGGTAAAGGCTCTTTAAATGTAACTGCTGCAACCACTTACTTTGGTTCTGGTACAACTTACAATGATTTAGGCACTTTATTTGCTACTTATAATGATCTTCCAGATTTGCCTTATAGCACTGCATTTTTAGGAACTTCTCTTCCTGTATCTGCTTTCTTTAAAAATGACAAAGTGTTTTATAAATTAACTGGCACACCATCAACAAATTCTTATGTCACTAATAACTTTGGCGAAGATAATAAGATGACTGTCATTAATAGGATGCGACCAAGATTCACCACTAACCCAACTACGGGTACTCAGAAGACAATGTATAGAGATTCATTAGGTGACTCTGATGTAACACTATCTTCAACCGCTAACCTAACTGATAATTGTTTTGATGTTGTTAATGAAGCTAGGTGGCAATCATTCAAACATGAATATACTGGTAGTGTTGAGATAAATGGAATAGATGTCGAGGGACAATCAGGTGGGTTAGAATGATCAACACAGAAAGATTTTTTAACTTATTAGCTGAATCAAATTTAGAATTTGACTTACAAAAACAGCTAGTTGAATTAGCTAATGAGATAAATAAACTAAGTGAAGAAACTGATGCAAAACGATACGCATTATTGGGGTCTGAATGAGTTTCTTTCAAGAGAAAAAATTTAATAACGTAAGACCTGATGGTTCAGCAACTGCTGTTACCTTAGTAGCAACTCAAGTTAACTCAACTAGGATAGTAAAGAATATCTTTGTTAGTAACTCAGGTGCTGCGACTCAGTATGGGATTTATCATAGTGCTTCATCAACAGTAAGTGCTGCGCTTTACCACAACGTGGATATAAGCGCATCAGCCACAGCAAAGATTTCAACTTACATACCAGTTGAATCAAGTGGTAGTCCTGTTGTAGTGATAGCTAAGAATCCAACTTTGACTTTTACAGCTTATGGCGCGGAAGTAATAGAGACACCTTTTAACAATTAAAAAAAACCTTACCGAAGTGGGGTAAAAGATTAAGATACTTTCTTTAAATAATACTTTTGTTTTTTGTAAAGTTTCTTAAGTGCATTTTCTGCTCTCTTCTTTTTTGTCTCCCATTGTTTGATATTGTTATTTACACGATCAAAACGAACTTGGACATAATCTACTTTGGGTTTAGATTTCTTTTCTTTTAAGAAATTAACATCCCCAAATTTTTCTTGAATTTGATTAAATTCTTTTTTAGTTAACGGCCATTTAGCATATTGATGATGGTCATACCCATAACTGTGCATTAATTCATGTGCAAATAATTGGCTTAACCATCTTAGAGATGTTCCTTTACTTAAAGAAAGAAACATATCCCAACCATTGCCATAAACTTTGCCAAGATAGGCACGACCACTAAAGCCATGAGATTTATGTCTTATTTCAATTTTTAGTGTGTTCCAATGTTTTAATCTACCCACATGCTTATCTTTTGCTATTAGCGTGTGGACAAAACAAAAAAGACTTCTTAATTTTTTTGAATCAAACTTAGATGTGTTTTTAATAATTTTCATAATTGTCTCCAATTAGTTAATTTGAGTGTTTATTTTAACATACGCACTTTTGAGAAATCGGCTAAAACACCCATTTACAAAGGTTATTGGCTCTAAGAGTTAGGGTTTACTTGATCGAAAAAAAGGCTAGGTTGATATATAATAAGGTTCTTAGCTTGTGGATAACTGTTTTTTTGTCCATAAGAGTTAGATATATAGACGTTGAAAAAAAATAAATTTTTTTTTATCCACAATTTAGAGAAAAATGAATTTTAATTACATAGCCCCAGAACAAATACCAACTGCTTGGCGAACAATAAGAAAAGATGTCATTCAATGTATTAATCAAGATACTGACGATTGTTTAATTGAAGACGTTTATTATTTTATAAAAGCAAACTTAGCATCTTTATATGTATGCTACGATCAAGATAAGTATGTTGGATTTTGTGTACTCCAAAGAATACACGATATGTATTCTGGTGTACCAAAAATAATTGTTTGGTTATGTAAAAGTAAAAATAGAAAATACACAGAAATGTGTTTTGAATTAATAAAGAAACAAGCAATAGAATCAGGATGTAATAAAATTGTATTTAAAAATACAAATCAAAATTTTTTAAGATTAATGAAACCACTAGGATTTAAACAAGGCGAAATGGAATTTATTTGCGAGATATAAACTATGTATATAACAACTTATGCTGAATCACAATGGGATGAAAAACTCCAAAGATATGTCACTACATATGCTGAGGGTTATGAATACGATGGTAAAGTGTCAGAATGTAAAGGCGGTGGTAGTTCAGCACCAGAACAACAGACTGTAACACAAACCCAAGAAGTCCCTGAATATGTAAAACCTTATGCTAGAGATTATTTAGAAAGGGCTGATGTATTATCAGATACACCTTTTGAACAATATCAAGGTCAACGTATAGCTGATTTTGATCCATTACATACTCAAGGTATTCAACAAACAGTAGATGCTGCTACAGGTCAAATAATTCCAACCGCAACTGATACTTACATGAAAACAACAAGAGGTGATTTTCTAGGATCAAATCCTTTTGTTGACCAAATGTTTAATAGAGCAGCACAAGGTGTTGTTAATCAATATACAGGTACAGTTATGCCTAATATTGATACTGCTGCTAATCGAGCAAATGCTTTAGGTGGTTCTGCTTATCAAGAATATGCAGATAGGGCTAGATTCGATTTGGGACAAAACTTAAATAATCTCGCTACTCAAATTTATGGTGGTAATTACATGAATGAGAGAGGACTACAACAACAGGCAATGATGAGCGCACCTCAAATGCTTGAGGGCAATTTAAGGGGCGCACAAGCAATGCTTGGTGCAGGTGACATAAGACGAGGTGTTGAACAAGATAGACTTAATCTTGCATATGAAGATTTTGAAAGAGCAAGGTTACACCCTTACGCTAATCTTGACGTATTAGGTAATGCTCTTGGAATATCTATGGGTGGTGGTGGCACAACGATAACGCAACAACCATCTTTTTATCAAGCTAATCCTTTAGCTGGTGCAATAGGTGGTGGCACACTTGGTTATATGGGCGCAAATATGATGGGACAAAATCCTTACGCTGGTGCTGCGCTAGGCGCATTAGGTGGGAGTATGATGGTCTAATGTTTAATAAAATCATTGATCAATTTATAATTTTACCGCATGGAGAAGAATATGGGTAAATTATCAGATGCTGCTCCATATTTAGCAGTAGCAGCATTAGCTGCAACTGGCGTTGGATTGGCAGGTGCAGGTGCAGCAGCAGGAGCAGGTGCAGGAACAGCAGCAGCAGCAGGTGGTTCAGCAGCAGGTGCATTAGGAGCAACAGGAACACAAACTGGACTTGCTCTTGGAAGCACACTTGGAACTAGTGCAGCAGTTGCACCAGAGGCAGCATTTCTAGCAAGTTTAGGTGGATCAGCACCTTTGGCAACACCTTTGGCAACAAAAGCTGCGACAACTACTTATCCTTTCATGGGCGGTAAAGGATCAATTTTAAGTAAACCAGAAGCCTTACAAATAGGAAGTGGTTATGAGGGAGTTACTCATTATGGTAGTCCATATGGCACAGGTTCAAATGTTTTAGGAACACCAAGCACTGTTTCACCAAATTACATACCACAATTAGATACATCCTACGCTGACATTTTAAAACCGAAAGGTGATTATGCTTTTATGGGTGGTTCTGGTAGCCCTGAATGGTCTGCATTAAGTAACCAAGGTTTAACAAATTATGCAATAGAAGATGGAACTAAAACTTTAATGGATCAATTAGGTCTCGGTTATGGTGATGCTTTAAATTTAGCTACACAATTTTATAACAGTGGAAACAATCAAGCAAACAATAATGCTTCATATTATAATCCTAATAATGTTGTTAGCACACGCAGAAATTATGAACCTAGACCAGCAATGTCATATGAGATAATGAGACGGAATATGCGACCATCAAAAACAATATCATCGTATGGATAAATATAGTGGAGATCAAATAGCATGAGAAATGAAAAAAGCGCATTAGGGATGTTTAGTCCTTATAACCCTGATTATGGAAGAAATGCAGGATTATTGGCGTTTGCAGCTACTATGTTACAAAACGCAGGAAGACAACCCTTTGGGCAAGGTGCGCCTATGTCAACAGCACAAGCATTAGGTTCTGGTGCATTAGCAGGATTAGGTGCTTATGGTCAAGCTGAACAACAACAATACGCAAGAACAAAACCAAACTATCAGGTTATCAATGATCAATTAGTATCTATTACTCCGCCTACTGAAAGAGGTGGTCAGCCTACAATAAAAACAATCCAAGATTTAAGAACTCCTACTGTAAAATCAGCACCTACTATTAAAGATATTTATGATAAACGAACTGATTCAATGGTCAGTCATCAATGGGATGGTGAAAAATGGATTCCTATTGGTGATCCAAGACGAGTTGGTGAAAGACAACATTTAATAAGAAATGGTGTGTATGTTTATGATCACTTTGAAGTAGGGGATCAAAGATACGCAGAAACTTCCCCACAATGGGTAATGTCTGAAGATAACAAACAATATTATAGAATCCCACAAACTGGTGACAAAAAACTACAATCAGATACAACAAAATGGACTACACCAACTAGGGTTATTGAAGTTGATCCTAGAGACAATCGAGTTGGTGAAGAACATATTGTTTATAACAAAAAGGATATGACTAGACATAGGATAGACCCAGCAACAGGTATCGTAGAAGAAGAACCATTTAAACTAAAAGAGGGTCATAAATTTAGAGAAGTTGGCACAATGAGAGCAACTGAAGATGTAGCTGGAGATGCGTTTGGTGAAGTAAGCCAAGATGCAATAAATATGGAAACAGGTATTGATAATATAATTGCTTTACATACGGAGATGAGAACAAAATTTAATACGGAAGAGGGTAGGGCTTCATTGGGCATGACTGGTGGTTTTGCTCAATTTATAGACACAACAGCAGCACAATTTAAAAATGTATCAACTCTTCTTAAAGCAAGAAGATTAGACCCAGCAGATGAAAAAGAAAGAGCAGATTCATTAGAGAAATATTTAACTAACGGACAAATTGATTTAAGCAAAGTTGAACAAGATAGTGAAATTGCATTTTCATTAGATAAAGCAGTTAATACAGGCTTTATTAAAGGTATTGCTGTAGATGCAGCAAAGAAAAAATCAATGATACTAAACTTAGCTTATCAAATGGCAGCAGCAGAAAATGACGGAAGACCATCAGATAAAGATGTTAAATCTGCAATACAAAGACTAGGTGGCAGCGCAGGTTCTCATGCACAATTATTAGGTGCGATTGAGGGGACAATAAAAACAAGTCACAATAATTACAAAAATTATCTTACTAATGTTATGAGATGGAATCCTGCTCTTAAAGATCGTATAAACATTAGAGGTTTAGATACTTCTATAGACGAGGGTGGTTTTGGGTTTGTTCCACAAGGGACAACACCAACAAGTCGTACTCAAACCACACCTTTAGAAACTTTTAGTCCAGAACAGTTGAGGGCTAATCCTAATCTTGAAGAAAGGCAAACTGTTAATGGTACAATTTATTATGTACCAAAGAGACAATAATATGGCAACTCCACAAATTCCAATAATTTCACATTCAGAAGCATTAAAAAAAGAAGAAGATTTTAATAATGCTGTAGACCAAACAGGCAGACCATTAAATCTTCATAAAACCAAAGATTTAGAGGGTCAAACAATTATCTCACTTAGAACTGAAGATGGTTATTTATATGGAAATGAAATTTATCAAGTCTTGCCAGAGACAACAAAAGAAAAAATAACTGGTGTTGGTTCTGATGCTGTAGATGTTACTCAAGCAATAGGAACTAATCTTTATGCTAGTAGCAGAGATTTGGTAAGCGGTAGTTTAGGTTTAGTACCAGAAGCATTTATGGGTTTAAGTAGAATTGTCCATGAGGGAACAGGGGAAGTAGGTGATTTTGTAGAGGATTATAACAGAGAACAAGCTGCGGCTAGTGGTGATTTTTCTCAATATTTAACTCCTAAAGAAATTGAAGAAAATGAAAAACGAAGAGAAGAAGAAAGAAAAGCACTTAGAGATAAATATATGAGTGCTGATCGTTATGGAATGGGTTTTAAAAGCGCAAGTGATTTTATTGAACCAGTTTTTCCAAAAGTAGAAAGAGATGTATCAACTCCTTTTAGAAGACTTACTGCTAACGTAGCAGATGAATTATCATTTTTAGCACCTTATATTGGGTTTTTGGCAAAACAGAAAAAATTTGCTGGTCTTGCAGCTTCTAAAAAAGAATTATTAAATAGTCCAGCTAGGTTTACAGCAACTGAATCTGCAATAGCAGCAGGTGGCGGTACTGCCTTGACGTTAGCAGATAATTATTTTAAAAACCCTAACAATGTTCAACTTAGTAATTTAGCAGGTAGCATGGTAACTTCTGGTATTATTACTGGGTTTACAAAACGTAAATACAAAACAAGTGTAGCTACTGAAGAGGGTAGAGAAAATATAGCATCACAGATAATAAAAGAAAATACTTATGACGTTGATGCTGCTTTAAGAGGATTAGATGAAGAAAATATTCTTGATGCAGATTATTTATCTGGTTCTCGTTCAGGAGATGCTGGTTTACGATTACATGAAAGTGCTTTAGTAAATAAAGGGGATGAAGTTCCTACAAGATGGGTTTTATTTCAAAGGGAATTTAATAAAAAAATAAAAAAGAAAATAAGTGAAATACTTGGTGATGGTTCTGTGCCAGATAATGGAGACTCTCTTTATATTAAAAAAGAAGTTAATAAAATAAGAAAAGATATAGAGACTAAGATAATAGAAGCAGAAGATAGTATAACACAATCTTTTGCAGATGATCTTATTCATACCTCAGACCAAGCAGCAAATCAATCAAAAGAAAAAATTATCAAAATAAGAGATGATTTAAGAGTAAAAAGAAATCAGGCTTTTGATGAAGTCCCTAATGAACCAGTTGGGGTTGACATTTTAGAGAAAGAAATCAAAAACTTTGAATTAGCCCATGTTAAAAAAGTAGGTATAAACCCTCGTAAACAATTTGTAAATGCACATAAAACATTATTGGAAGATTTAAAAAAATTGAAAGAAAAACCCACTATTGAAAATATTAGGCATTTACAAGAACGAATTGGTATTGATATAGATATTGCTTACGCCAAAGGAGACAATCGTTTAGGAACAAGATTAGGAGATATAAAACGCAGTATAGATTCGCAAATAGAAGAAGCATCAAAGTATGGTCATAAAAAATTAAAAAAAGCTGTCGCATTGTCTCACATAGAACATGAATACTTTGGCGAGGGTACAATAGGTAAAATATTAAGTGGAACAGACAGGCAAACAGGTACACCAAGCAGAGAAACATTAGATGGTTTGTTTGGCACAAATGGGGGTACTGCTGCTGATGAATTACTTAGGATGATAGATAATCCAAATTCACAAATTTATAATCCATCAAGAACAGTAGGTGCAAATACAGAAATTGCTTCTGGCTTATTAAAAGATATAGATAATCATATTTTAGGAAAACTTGCAAAAGAAGTTAACGACAGTACAAGTAAGAAAAAGCATCAAATAGTTCAAAATTTTCTAAATAAAAATCAAGCAATGTTAGAAAGGTTTCCAAGCGCAAAAGTAAGAATACAAAAAATTGCTGATAATATATTTGAAGCTGAAAACACAGTAAAAATTCTTGAAAATCATAGAACAAAATTAAATAAAACTGTTGCTGCTAAATTTTTAGACTTTACAGGCAATTTTGATGACAATATTGAAAAAATATTTAATTCTAATAACTCAGCAGAATTTGAAAGTTTAATTAAACGTGCCAAAAAAGACACAACAGGAGACACTATAAAAGCAATAAGAGCATCTCTTCATAATATTATAATTGAGAACCGATTAAAGGATCTTGATTCTGGTCAAGAGTTTCACAGAATTTTAAAAAACAAAAAAAGACAATTAATACAAGTATATGGTGAAGATGGTTTTAAATTATTAGAAGAAGTAGATAAAGCACATAAAATATTTTGGTCTGGCGAAAAAACAGTAAGAGGTTCTAAAACTGCACCAACAATATATAAAGGTGAAAAAACAGCAACAACTATATTAGCTAGAATGATTGCGGCAAGACTTGGTGCATTGAGTCCTTTTGTTGGTGGTACATTACAAGCCCCTGCGTATGCAGCAGGTAGGGCTGGTGAATTTGTTGAAAATTTAGGCGCAGATCAAATAAATAAAATAATAGAAGAAGCGTTCTATAACCCAGAGTTAATGAAAAAACTTCTTAGAAAACCAACAGCTAAGAATTTAACCGATTATCAAAAACAATTAAAGAAAAGTCCATTTTTAAGGACTGCTTTAAATCTTGATATAATACCATTACCTGAAAAAATAGAACTGAAAGATAGAAATACTGGTAATGTACCTGATCTCCCACTAGATGAAGATGAAAAACCTAAAACAACAGAATTTATTTTGCGTGATGGTATGTATGTACCAATAGAACGATTACAAGGAACACAAACGACTAATTAAAGGAATAGATTATGGCAGTTAATGAAGCACTATCAGGATTAAGCACAACGTCAGCAAGTAATACTCCTGCTGGTTCAGATAGCATAGGAACAGATTTAGATGATCATTTGAGAGATATAAAGAAGAACATACGTTTTGCTTCTAACCATCCTGTACAAACAGCTAAAACAACAGCTTATACTGTTGTTGCTACCGATCACAACACATTACTACAAGTCAATGCGACTGCTTCTGCTGTAACAGTTACGCTGTTAGCAGCAGCAACAGCAGGAGATGGATTTAGAGTAGGCGTTAAAAGAATAAATTCAGCAACTGATGTTACAGTTGATGGAAATTCAAGTGAAACAATAGATGGTTCTACAACTTCTGTATTAAAAAGTTTAAATCAATCTGAATGGTATGTATGTGATGGTTCTAATTGGCACATAGAAAATGACTACAAAGAGTCTAATATTGCAAAAGGATCAGACATTGCTTCAGCAAATACTTTAACAGTTGGTACTGATGGTAACTATTTTGATATAACAGGAACGACACAAATAAATTCGTTTGTTGTTTCTCCTAATCGTGAGTTTACTTTACAGTTTGATGGTGCGTTGGTATTACAGCATCATTCGTCAAATTTAGATTTGCCCTCAGAAGCGAATATCACCACCGCAGCAGGAGATGTAGCATCATTTTTTAGCACTGGCTCTAACACTGCACAATGTGTAAATTATACAAGAGCAGATGGTACATCTGTTGTTAGTGGGGCTGATATTGTAAATGACACTTCTCCACAATTAGGTGGCGCATTAGATTGTCAAGGTAATGATATTACGGCTGTAGGCACTTTAAAAATGACTGAACAAGCTAATGCTGAAGCTGACACGGCTGGTGCTGGGCAAATTTGGGTAGATACTGCAACACCAAATCGGTTTATGTTCACGGACGATGCTGGTACTGATTTTGGAGTAAGTCCAACTTTTATAAGCAGTGAACAGACTGTAAATGTTGACACAGGACTCAATGTATCTCATGGGCTAGGTGCAAAACCTCTTCAATTTACAGTCTCAGCAATATGTAAAACGGCAGATGCGAATTATTCAGTAGGAGATGAGATACAATTCTTTGCTCCGCTACACGATTCAGGGGATGCAGGTATAATGGCTTGTTGTGATGCTACTAATATTACTATTGTAACTGGTAATGTCATTAAATTAATTAATAAAACTGGATTTGATGCAAGTGATATGGACGTTAGTGATTGGAGATGGATAGTGAGGGCATGGCTATGACAAAATACTGGGTAAATGATAATGGGACATTAAATCAAGCGACAGATGATTCGCAAGATTTATCAGATAGTTTGACAGAAGTTAATGTTGCTCCGCAGTCAGGTAAACAAGTATGGAATGGTTCAGAGTGGACTGATCCTAATAAAGTTTTAGTAGATAAAAAAAGACGGAGCGAATATCCAAATCTGCAAGA